CCGATATCTTCAGTACCATCTACCTTCGCTATTGGGGCTCGGGCTGAGGGTTCTGGTGCAAGTTCAACACCTGCATTATCTGTAAATGAAACAGTCTGGGAAGTTTCCATGGCACTCCCAGTAGCCACCGCAGAAGCACCGCCTTCATCATCGTCGGCGACATCTGCTTGCACGTCCATAAGACGCGGATCTAACTGATTATTAGGTCCATAGTAGGGTTCAGTATACCCTGCTAGGTCTGTGCTTCTTTCGGTGAGCACATCAACAAACTTCAAACTCTTTTTATTTTCTACATTCGCTGACTATTTTCTTTCAACACTAAAGGACAGCCAAGTCCGATGTGTCAAGGGAAGATACAGTTTTAAATACTGTCTTTTGTTGATAACGTTCAACCAACTCATCAAAGTTCATGAGTGTCTGTGCCTTCACCACACAGCTAAACGGGGAACGATCTAAGATCGATTTGAAGAAGTCATGATGCTTCTCAAACTCCTTCCTACCATGGAAGAATAATTCATTATTCACACACAAGATCAACTCTACCATTTGTTCATTCTCATCAATTGTTTTAGAAGGAATACCAACAGTAAGTGTCTTATGCAGTGAACTCATTTCGAGTGGGCAAAGCCACGCTTGAACCTCTTCATCATAACGCCACTTCCTCTTCAGGAAAGAGACATTATCAATGTGAATGAATGGTACACTTTCAGAATGTTTGTCTGCCATGGTGTATTCAACACCAATATTGGCCAGACACTGCGAAATAGCAGTATGGTTAAACCAATCACATTTCTTACTCACACCCATCACATTATCATCTCCGTATGTAAACAAATGCACAAATTGTTTAAATGTAAGAACCTCATGTTCGGGGTTCGACATGTAATATGAATAACGCATATATAAAGAATTGACAAGCGAGTTGATAATAACTGTAAGTGCATGACCTGATGGATTTGTTCCGAAAAACTCCACAAGATCACCTCGGAAATTACAAAATGAAAATGCAATATCATATCCGAGACACATGATTCGACGACATTCCGT